AGCGTGACTTACCCTGCTCTGGGCTTGGCTGGTGAGGCAGGAGAGGTTGCCGACAAGATAAAGAAGATGCTGCGTGACAAGATTGATTCCCCGGAGTATCGGGAACAAGTCATGCTTGAGTTGGGAGATGTGCTGTGGTATGCTGCAGTTCTGGCAAGCGACTTGGGGTATGACCTCGAGACAGTCGCTAATCGCAACCTAGAGAAGTTGCAGGGTCGCCAGAAACGCGGAACACTACATGGCACAGGAGACAACAGATAATGGATGCCCAGCTAAGTCACGAAGAATATATGCGGGAGAAAGCTATTCTGGAAGACAGACACACTAAACATCTGGATATGGTGAACAGTCCCCCGCACTATAACAAGGCAGGTATCGAGTGCATAGATGCTATCGGGGCTGCCACAGACGAGGGCTTTGAATATTATCTTCAAGGCAACATCATAAAATACCTCTGGCGTTACCGTTACAAGAACGGCGTGGAAGACCTAGAAAAAGCCCAGTGGTATTTGAACAAACTAATCGAGGTAAAGGAAACCATGACATGAGCAATACACTACCCACCCCCTACCAACAATTCATACACAAGTCCCGATACGCCCGATGGATCGAGGAAGAGAACCGCCGGGAAGATTGGCACGAGACTGTTGACCGCTATGTCAGCTACATGTCAAACCATGCAGAAGAGAAGCATGGCTACAAGCTGAAGGCAAGTGAGAAGGCCGATATTAGTGAAGCCATCTTGGGCTTGCAGGTCATGCCATCCATGCGGGCCATGATGACTGCGGGTTCTGCTCTGTCCCGGGATAATATCTGCGGATACAACTGTTCGTATATCCCGGTGGATAGCCCTCGTGCGTTTGACGAGTGTATGTATATTCTGATGTGCGGCACGGGTGTTGGTTTCTCTGTGGAACGGGAGAATGTAGACAAGCTGCCTACTGTCAGTGATGCCATCAACAAATCTACAACTGTAATTAAGGTAGGCGATAGCAAGCCCGGTTGGGCAAAAGCCTTTCGGGAGTTGATTGCGCTGCTCTATGCTGGTCAGATTCCCCAGTGGGACATGTCAGCGGTTCGCCCTGCTGGTGAACGCCTCAAGGTTATGGGTGGCCGTGCGTCTGGGCCGCAGCCTCTTGCTGACCTGTTCAGCTTTACTGTGGAAACCTTCAAGCGGGCAGAGGGTCGCAAGCTGTATCCTATCGAGTGTCACGACCTGATGTGCAAGGTAGGTGAGATTGTTGTTGTTGGGGGTGTCCGCAGGTCTGCCCTGATTTCGTTGTCCAACCTGAACGATGACCAAATGGCCCATGCCAAGTCCGGACAGTGGTGGGAGAATGAGGGGCAACGTGCGCTGGCTAACAACAGCGTTGCTTACAAGAGCAAACCAGAGATGGGAACCTTCATGCGTGAGTGGCTTGCCCTGTATGATTCCAAGTCTGGTGAACGCGGTATCTTCAACCGGGAAGCGGCAGACAAGCAAGTAGCCCGGAATGGTCGCCGGGAAACCGGACACATGTGGGGAACCAACCCCTGTTCGGAAATCATCCTTCGCCCCTACCAGTTTTGCAACCTGTCTGAGGTAGTTGTCAGGGCAGAGGATAGTCTTGAAGATTTGACACGGAAGGTCAAGTATGCAACCATCTTGGGGACGCTGCAATCCACCCTGACGGATTTCAAATACCTTCGCAGCATCTGGAAGAAGAACACCGAAGACGAACGGCTTCTTGGCGTATCCCTGACAGGTATCATGGATCACCCGGTGCTGTCCAAGACTACGGATTCTGTGCGCTGGTTGACTGCTATGCGGGAAGCTGCCGTTGCAACCAACAAGGAGTGGGCAAAGAAGCTGGGAGTTAGCGTATCCGCTGCTATCACCTGTGTGAAGCCATCCGGAACTGTATCGCAGCTGACAGACTCTGCTTCAGGTATCCACGCCCGTCACAACGATTACTACATCCGCACAGTGCGGGGCGATAACAAAGATCCCCTGACGCAGTTCCTTATCGAACAGGGTGTCCACAATGAACGGGATGTGATGAAGCCAGAATCAACGACTGTCTTCTCTTTCGCCATGAAGTCACCCAAAGGGGCTATCACCCGGACACAGATGACTGCTATCGAACAGCTTGAGTTGTGGAAACTGTATGCCCTGAACTGGTGCGAACACAAGCCATCCATCACAGTATCCGTGAAGGAAAGTGAGTGGATGGAAGTTGGTGCGTGGGTCTACGAGAACTTTGACGTTGCTTCTGGCGTATCGTTCTTGCCACACAGTGACCACACCTATCAGCAAGCCCCGTATCAGGATATTGAAGAAGGCGACTACTTGGAGTGGACAGAACGCTACAAACATGTCACGATTGACTGGAATAAGCTGACTGACTTTGAGAAGGAAGACAACACAACAGGCTCTCGTGAACTTGCTTGCACGGCAGGAGTATGTGAGGTTGTGGATCTGTCGGCAGCATGACAGAAGGGGTAGACATGCCAAACTGGTGGCAGTGGTGGTTGCTTGCAGCTATCACTGTCAATACCACGATAAACATCATCGTGTTCTTTAAGCATAGGTTTAGATCAAAAAGTAGAAAGTGATATGTCTGAACTGAAAAACTACACGAAGACAGAACCTGTATTTGAAGACGGGGAGTGGTGGTATTATAGTTCTACAGGAACCTACAGGGAACGTCTGGAAAGCCATGCCCGTAAAAACAAGACACGTATGTTTGTCAATGGTAAGTATATCCCTAAGTCTCATCCGCTGCACAAACCGGGAAGATACCGATCCCTAGATGATGCTTGGTCACACACAGAAATTGAGAAAACAACGGATGGGGAAGTCTATCTGGTTATCAACCCGGCATGGCCCGATTGGGTAAAGCTGGGCAAAGCTGCAATCGCAACAGATCGTCTATCCGGCTACCAGACAGGTTCACCCTACAGGGATTACATCATCCTTTGCAGCGTGTATGTTGATAACCGACATGACACAGAAAAAAGATTGTTGCAAACCTTCAAGAAACATGCTACAGAATATAAAGGTGAGTGGTTCAAGATACCTCACGGTGAGGCGATTGACCTACTCGAAGAAGGTTCCCATGACGGTGGGATCGCATAGTGACTGAATAACCCCTTGTGACGGGGGTAAGGTATACACGGGGAGTGGTTCTCCTGCTCAACCAGCAAACGTGTAGTTCGGGCGAAGTATCATAGACAGTTACTAGCCTGATGTGGGTATTAGTCAAGTCCCACCTATGCACTTTACGAAAGGAGTTAGACATGAAATACATGGTTGACTTACCGGACGGTTGGAAGTATGGTTTCCCAAAGGAGTTGCCCAAAGATGCAGTCATGTATTACGGTGGCAATGATTACGGCGTGAAGAAAGAGTTTAGCATCAAAGGGTGGGCTATCTCTGAAGGTTATCCGGAAGAAAAGATAGATAACTTGGGTGAACATTTTTATTATAGGCATTGGATAGAAAATGACTGATTTTAAAATAGAAGAAGATAAACCAAAAGCACGTATGTTCGTTGATTCAACTGCGGCTATTATGGTTGTCGAGGATTATGTGCCGGAAAAAACATGCAAAGACATGATTCAGATGGCAGAAGATTACATTAACGAAGCTGCTATATATGGCGAGAGTGAGGATTCAAGTAAAGCAAAAATTGATAATACATTCTTTAGACAGGACCTACAGCTTTTTATTCCCTTTGGGTTTTCACCACGAGGTGATTTTAATCTTCTTAGCTACATACAAGAGATGTGTTTTTATTCGGCACACTTATACGGAAAAGTATTTCACAGCGTAGTTGAATATGTGAAACCTCTTGCTAGAAATGCAAAATTACAGAAAACTCTTACCCATACAAAGGGCTTTTCAAACTGGCACATAGAGCAGTCCTTTGGAGATATGGCGGACAGGGCTTTGGTTTGGATGCTGTATCTTAACGATGTAGAAGAAGGCGGGACAACAGAATTTTTATTTCAAGGTGTAACGATAAAACCAAAGACAGGGACATTTGTTGTCTGGCCAGCAGGGGTTACCCACCCCCATAGAGGAAACCCACCATACTCTAACAGTAAATACATACTAACTGGATGGCTGCATGCACCCAGTCTAGTTGAGAAACCGTATGTAGATCATGTATACAATCGTATGCTTGAGGAAGACTTCAGCATATTTAAAGATTTTGATTGTCCAGAAGTGGATTAAATGTATGAAAGTAACGTTCGGACTAAATCCTGAAAAATACAGTGGAGAAGAAAGAAACTGGCAGGATTGGCAAAAAAAGTTTATAGACTTTAATCCTTCTGAAGAAACTTGGTTTCACAGATTGAAGGCAGGTATGATACCCTATACTAGTCCACATGGTGGAAAAATTCTTAGTGCAAGAACTTGTCCTTCTTTTGTAAGTAGCTTCAAAAACAGAATACTTGTAAGGAACATAGCAGACTTAGAAATTTCTAATGTAAACGATACTGTAAAAATAACATCTAGTCATCCCTATGGCGAAGAACGGCATGTTAATTACCACCACGAATATCAGCTAGGAAAAGAATTTCCTTTTGATAAAAGCGTTTTTAAAAATCCTGTGAAATTTGTATCGCCTTTCTGGATGTATTTTTCTGAAAAAGCAGAGGTAATATTTAGTCCTGTATGGTATGATAAATCAACACAATTTGTTCAAGCGTTACCGGGTATCATACGCCTCGAAAAGAATGAGCCTGTTGAATTAAACATAAACACTTTTGTAAAACAGCCTGAAAAAAATACAACATATACAATAGAAAAAGGAACTCCTATATGTCAGATATTTATAGTAGATATTAAAAAACCAAAAGTATTTTTTACAAACAACATAGATAAGAAAATAGTTGCTAAAAGAATGAGTTCTCTATATGAAAACATAGCAACATTAAAGTCTGTAAACATAGGAAAGTTTATAACCAGATGAAACTCGAGGTAACAGAATACATCGAACACGATGACGGTAGTGCAACGATGCACGTGGAGATGGATGACGATGCAAAGCGGATTATGATTGCAGAGGGCTTGGTTGCTGTGTTAAAACGGTCTCTGCAATACCTTGAGGACGAATTTGATTTTGAGGAAATCGATGCTGGAAATACAGATAACTCCTGACCACATATCCCGTGCCAAAAAGAAAACTGCCGCTGTAGGCATACTACAGGGCAGCATCACGGGTGGACTCAGCAACGTTGTTGGGGCAATCGGTGAAATCATCGTTGCCGACCTGACGGGAGCATCCGAATCAAACACAGTTAACTACGACCTTGTGGACAATGGCAAGCGTGTCGATGTGAAGACCAAACGGTGCAACACCCCACCCCTTCCCAACTACGACTGCTCTGTAGCAGCACACGGAACAAAGCAGGACTGTGACGAATACGTCTTTGTCCGTATCCTGTGTGACATGTCCCGGGCATGGATCTTGGGACGTGTTGGCAAGGAACAATTCTTTGAGAAGGCAACCAGACACAGCCGGGGGGATGTGGATCCGGCTAACGGCTTTGTATTCAAGGCTGATTGTTACAACCTACCCATCCGCAACCTAGAGCCTGTATCAGATGCCCAAGCTACGCAAAGCTAAACTATTCCAGATGGAAGTTAACCTACTTGATAACGGCAACGTAGAGATGTTGCTTGAATCAGCCGACCCGGAAGAGTTGCTGCGGATTGTCGATAGCCAGCTACCCGAATATGACGGGGGACACAACCTAGCATCGCTGCTGCGCTACCTGAAGCGAACGGGAGACGACATCTTGGAACGATCAGGACAGTTCGTCCACTGAGGACAAAAGAAAACCCCGGCAACTAGGCCGGGGCTTTTTGTAGGGGGGTGTGGTTATCAGGACTTGCCTTTGCCATCAGCGGCGTAGAACGGGACCATCTTACCAGCCTTGTTCTTGACCATCTTCAGCTTGCCGCCTTTTGCCATCATCGGCATACCCGTCATGGGTTCCTTGCGGCGTTGCATACCTTGCTGCATCGGGGTGGTGGACATCATGCCACCCATCTGCATCTTCTTTTTCTTGGTAGCCATCCCGCCATACATCATCGGCTTACGGCGAGTAGCACCACCATACATCATGCCCTTGCGTGGGCCGTTGTTGTAGGTCTTCATTGGGTTGCTCCTTGTTGTTTTTCGTCTTGCTTTGCTGCTTCCATCGGGTCGGACGGAAGGAAGGTTGTTTCGTAGGTGAAGGGCTGGTCAGTGGTATCTGACATTCTGACACCTTCCCGAATCAGGAATGATTTAGCCAGCGTAGTAAGTGTGCTGATATCTTGACTCGTGAGATCTTCTGGTATCTCCATCATCTTCAGCATAATTTCTGCTGCCCTTTTATCTGATGCTGCCAGAGAATATATAGACAAATTGTTCTGTTGCATCAATCGGAAGGCAAACTCTGCGGCAACATAGGTAGGGCTAACCATGCCCCGTGCAAGGTTGAATGAACGGCTGATTATTTCGTTAGCAGAGATAGGTCGGACACCACCTTTAGGTGCGTAAGGGGTCTTTGAAACACCCCCGGCTATAAACATGAACTCTGATATGTCGGATAGATATTGGATATGTTCGGAGTCCATACCGATATCTTCCAGTATCTCCACAACATTAGGGTTGTCAATCTGCTCCATCAGACTTGCAGGATTCAGCATGGTCTCCATTGTCCGTGTTTCACCTGTCAGGCTTTTGAAGGTTGCCGTAGGACTTGCCTGAACTTGCCCTTTCTTCAGAAAACCATTGGTTATCATATACAACATGCCCTCGTTGAAACGATTTGTTGCCTCGTCTGACGCAACACCCTGTTCTGTAAGTGATGCAACAAAGTTTTGACGAAGGTGCTGGATTTCTGTTACGTTACCATTTGCTACGTAGGTATCAAAAAAACGTTCAGGATCACGGATGGTAAGCTGTTCCAGTTCTTTGATGTCTCGTTTCTGAAGATTTGTAAGAACCGCAATTTCGTCTGAAGCATCTGCAATACGACCATTCACCGCGTCACCAAACTGATCCAACTCTGTTTGCAGTCTTTCGTTCTTGGTAACCAAAGAGGCTATGTCATTTTCTTCCGCAAGCATCTTCTCCAAATTAACAAGCGGTTCGTCTATGATTTCGCCGTTTTCATTACGAACAGATATTGTCATGTCTTCCTGAATACGGCGCATGTTTTCAATTCTGTTGAAATCATATCCCGTGTTATTTTGCAAACCTTGTTGCAAATCTTTAAGACGTTTAGAACCCCACGCTTCATACAAATCTGCTTCCAACATGGTCCGGAGATTAGCCAGCTTGTCCTGCCCTGCTTGCGTTGTTGTGTCAAAAACAAACTTGCCATCCACAAACTCATCACTCCAGAACCTTGCCAATTCATCGGTGTTATTTAGCATAGCATCTTCGGAGAATGGTTTACCATCGATTGCGTTTCCTATGTTGGTGACAAAATCCCTGTGCCACTCTCCGGGACCCATATTCTTCTTGTAAGGATAGTTAAGGCCCCCTTCTGCTGGATCCACAAATTCTGGTCCTGTGCGGGACTTATCAATATTATCTCCTATGCTACCCGGACGCTTCCGATCAAATACCTCACTACGGTATTGACTGCGGGTATCTGCCATGATAGGACCAATCTTAGGATGTCCCATAATCAGGCTATCAAGAGAACTAGCTGCTTCCTTGTAGGGACGTGCTTTCGCATCGTCAGCCGTGCGTTGACCCATGTTTCTGAAGTGACGATAAACTACATCAGCTTCAAAGGCATTTGCAGTAAAGGGGTTGATATCTGTAGTCTCACGCAGATACAGGGCAACGTCTATCATGCGAATATTTTTTCCTGCGTATTCAGGCATATTCTGCATGGCAGCAACAAGTTCGGCTACATCCGCTTCCTCTAGCCCTGCATTACGCAACGAACGACCCGCCATGTCATTGAAGGCACTGTAGGCAAGTTTACCAGATCGGCTGTTCAAGAAATCCCTAGACGGATCAAATATCCCCTTCAGTTGTTCTCCTTCAAGACGACCTACCTCGTCCACAAACTGCTGGACAAAATCCCCGATATCCAGAACCTCACCCTCAAGGGCTTGGTTTGCATTTTCATATGCAGCCTTACCGCGAGCATAGATAGCGGACATGTGGTTATCATAGGTAACTTCGAGGGTCCGTGCCAACTCCCGTCTGTGGGCCGGAGTTCCCCGCAACGTCTTTAGGTTATCCAGACGTTCCCTCAAACCTTGCTGCACTTCTGCAGTAAGCCCAGATATAATCTCTTTCTGCTTCTCAATATCAGCTACAGCCCCGGGAGTCATCTTTATTTCCAAGTCTGCCATACGCTGAACAAAGTCAGTATCCACATCTGCCAGCGGGTCTCGTATAACCGTGTTGCGATATTCGCGCAGCAAACCCAGATATTCTCTCTTGCGGTCAGCTAACTCAACAGTCATGGTGTCGGATGCTTTCTTTACGTTATCAAAGAAACTAAAGGCAACCTGACTATTTTCCGTATCCACCCCGGACTCTAAAAGCATCTCCCGAAGACGCTTCACAGCAAAGTCTGCTTGAGATATGTTATATTCCATAGCTTCTTGCATAGCTAGGGCTTCTTCAAAACTGGACCCTCGCAAAGCCGCGAAAGAAGAGTTTTCCATTGCCTGTAAAGGTGCAAGACCGGATACGTGTCCAAAAGCAAGCGTAAACATTTCACCCGCTTCTTCACGTTTATCTTCTGGGAAAGCATCTATAATACGGCTACGAAGATCCGTGTAATTCTTCATGCCGTTGTATACACCTTCACGTTGCTTAGGATCAAGATTTTGCATGAGATCAGCAACGGCTTTAAAGGAAGTTGCTTCTTTAGTAGTAAGAGGTCGGCCTATAAGAGTTTCTACCTGATCAAACTGTCGATTAATAAATATGCCTTGCATGTTAGGAACAAGGGGAAATACTGCAGTTACGTCCTCTATGGTGCGTATGAGATCGATGCCTACTTTACTGGTTGCACCCATAGTTAAAAGATCTGCAGTTCCAACAACTCCTTTAAATCCATATTTAATTGCTGGTTTTCCCATAAAGGCAAAACTAAGCGCACCCAACATACCCCCAGTATCGGCATCCAAGCCAAGTTGAGGACCCAGATTATATCCAGCGGTTTGACCTAATGCTATCACACCTTCGTCCACAAGAAGATTTGTCATGTAAGGATTGCCAGCACCTTTAAATCTAAGTCTGTTTATGCGGCCATTGAGCATACTCAATTCACCATTAAGCATCCTCAATCTGTCTGGGCTTCCTGCACTTAGCTTCTCATTACGAATGGCTTCCTGAACACGGGTTCTTTCTTTTTGCAACTTATTAAGGGCATTTTTAGAATTTCTATTTTGCGTAACGTTGCCAATCGCGCCGCTGGGATTGAACTTAGCCCCTAGTCGGTTGGTCATACTATTCCACGACCTAGTTAGACCGTTGCGGCTATTATCAAGTTTCAACTGCCGATATACGGTTGCGTCATCAAACGCCTTGAGTGCAGGATTTACCTTGCGGGCCTCTTCTACCATCTTCAGCATGTTCTTGCCTTTTTGAAGATGACGTATACCGAAACCAGAAGTTAATGGCATGTTTTGAAGAACAAAAGATCCGAACTGTGCATCAGCCGGAAGTTCCTTGAAGCTGAAATCTAGCAGGGAATTACCCAGTTCATCGGATATAATCCGTCCTTCAATGGGTTCAACACCCTCGATGCCCGGGTCAAATACATACCTACGCTTGTATTCCTCTTCTCCATAGGTGTCGATGAATTTTTGCTTCATCGTTTCATTCAGGCTTTGACCGAACGATGTTGCCCCAATATTTTCACGAACAAGATTCTCGTAATTAGACATAAACCGTTTCAGGCCATCCTGCCTGTTATACCATGCAGTTTCAAAATCTATGTTCTCAGAAAGAGCAGCTTCCCGTGTTGCGGACGTGTAACTTCCTATCCACATAGCTGCATTTGGAATTTTTCCAACGAGTCTAGGTAACTCCATCATCTGCCGACCTGTATCCACCAGCATCTCACCCCGGACAAAATGATCTAGGATAAGCTGACGGGTCCGTGCATCTTGAACACCCGAACCAACAAGCAACTGATTCAGGCGAATACCACCCGCACCGTATTGCCGCAACTCCTCTGCAACAGGCTCTTCCAACTCCTCTGGGGCAGCAGGAACAAGCATCCCCGTCTGTGGATCACGCCCTGTCCCCGGTATCCGAACTTGCCGACTCTGTGCCGCTTGCATAGCAGAGGTTGCATCTATCCGCTGCCGGATAAAGTTCAGGGCTTGTTCGTCCTGTTGCAGGGCCTTCTGAACAGTGTCTTCCGGTATCTCCGTATTTCCAATCATCCGGATGTCGCCGTATATTACATCCTCTAGGGTTGGAATAGCAGCAGGTTCCCGGGTAATCTGCTCCATGCCCGCTTCCCGTGCTTCAGAAGACAGGGCTGTGAATTTTGCGGTAGGTTGGGCGATTATCTGTTCAGTAGCCATAGATAAGTTACCTTATTTCATTGGTATGAAGGATTGGGTAGCTGGATCCCACGTGTAGATCCCGGGGAGACGATTTGCGCCTCGCATCAATTCAAATGTCTGTGGGCTTGTTCCCAGCGGTTTTGGGGTAACATCTCCACCTTTTACATCATCGATGGATACGCTACCTGCTGGTGCTGCTTCTTCCGGCTGTTCGGGCTGTTCCGGTTGTTTCGGAACCTGAACGGTTGTGGGCTGCTGTGCCGGGGGCTGGGCTGTTACCCTTGCTGCCGGGGTTGGAGCAGGGGCAGCATCAGGGGCTTTGGTAGTTAGGTCTGTTACGCGATTGCCTTGAGGATCAACATATATAAGGCTACCACTTGGATCTGTCATAGGTATTCCGTTCTGACCTAGTGCAGGATATACAGGGCTTCCATCTTCAGCCGTAAATTGACCTGATGGTTGTGCGCCTTCTGCAGGGGGAGTCAGCGTTGTAGCGGCTTCTTGAGCAACAGCCTTACCCCGTGCAGCCAATCTGTTTCTGTTCGTTACCAGCTTGGTAACAGCCACACTCGCATCTACAAGTCTTGCGTCTGCGTCTGTTATATCGTCTGTTCCGCCCAGATTAGCAAGTGCGTTTAAGCGGTCTCTTTCGCGGGAAACATCAGAAATAACCACACCTAGTGCTGCAAGGGCATCTTCTTTAACTCGAAAATTTGAACCCAAACGAACGAGTTGAACTTCGATATCTTGGTTTGACAGGCGGCCTGACGGGTCGGCAGCACGAGCAAGCTGGAAGGCCAAGCTAATCCGCATAGCTTCGAGTTCTGCAAACAGATTTCCTTGACCCGTTTTCTCGCCCAACCTGCGCTGTTCTTCTACCCGCTGATTAACATAGGTATCAAGCTGGTCTCTGTCCGTAAAATATGTCTTACCTTCTTCTTCTTCTCCTGTGAAAAAGAAGCCAGCAACATCGCTAACAACACCTTTACCGATGTCAACAACCGCCGCAGCCGTAGCTTTGAACGCGGCATAAGCAATCGTGCCTTCTTCCAAACCAGCTAAGTTTGCTCTGTAGGAAAGAAGGTCATCAACAACGTCTGTATTTCTACGTGCAGCATCTTCCAATTCACCGAAAGTTTTGTAAAGGCCCCCGGTTCTATCCAAGATATATTCATTTCTGCTTTTGCCAAATGTCTGTGTCTTACGTCCTGCAACTGTTACCTGTTTGCGTTGAGGGGGTGTCATGTAAGGAGCAAGTGCATAGACCAAGTTATTGTAGGTGTCTGCCGATGCAAAGTTGGAATCTCCCAGAACATCCAGCATGGTCTGTAGTATCTGACTTTGATCCTGTGATGTAATCCTACGTAACGCAACATCCGGATCGAGACCTGCAATACCGGGAATTGCACCTATCTTCACGCTAGTTACAAACAGGTCTGATGCCCGCTGCGGTGTCATAAGGGGAACATCTTTGAGGCGTTCTACAAATATGTTACCAGCGTTTGCAGGAGTTGTCCCCAGACTTTTTGCAACAATCGCAAGGGAAGCCTTCTGATCTGCAGTCTCAAAGGTGACTGTCTGAACACCACTTTTATCAACAAAGACACTATCGACAACCTCACCCGTTCCTGTCTTGACCGCTGTTGCAACGTTGTCTGCAACGGTTTCAGGGGCTGCGGGTGTTTCTTTATCAAACTGTTTGTAGTAGGAATCCAAGAAATCGTAGTCGAACGGGATAATTGCTTCCACACCTTTTCCTGCTTTTATAGCATCACCCGCGATTGCATTGTTTACAATACCTCGTGCTGCATTTATCTGACCGTCAAGGGCCGCATACAATTCTGGGTTAGCTTTGAGTTTGGTAATGGCATCATCACCCAGTGCCGCAACCTCACTGAGAAATTGTATAGCAGTATTCTGATTGACTGTTTTTCCAAACTGCGACTGAAAGCCCAGTGTTTCACCGCCGCCTGTAATAGTCGTGTTATAATCCAACTCCTTCTTGTTGACAATCCCCGCCAACTTGGTGAAGTCAATATCCAAACCATCTGTCTGCCGACCAAAGATGTCGATGGGTTCGCGGCTGTCCAAATCCTGCTGGGCAGATTTGATCAACTTAGCTACAGCATCTCTGCCGCTTTGACTGGACTTTGAATCCATTGCAGACTTGGCAACCAACTGATTGAGGGCATCAAGTTTCTGTTGATCAGCAAGCCGCCGTGCCTTCTCTTCTTGAATATTCTGCGTGAAGCCCTGAACCAAGCCAGTGGCAAATGCTGCACCGAAACCCATTATTCAGTCTCCTCTTCTATCTCTTCTGCTTCTTCCATTTCCATCGAAAGGAAGTTTTCTTCTTTGGGTGCGTCCGGGGCATAGCCTCTCCGGATACCCTCATTCACTGTCTCGCGGACATATTCAAACATACGTGGATTATTCTGTTGCATCATACGGAAGAAGGTCTCATCGTCCATCTCACCTTCCGTCAGGGCATCGTCATTCTCAAAGAACCGATACGGGATGTTCTCTTCTTCGGCCATGTTAGCGATATATAAGGCAAGAGGCCCCTTAATCAGCATCCCGACATCGGGAGTGAAGCGACCTTCTTGGAACCCTTGAAAGATGTAACCCTCAACCAACGCCTCTACAGATGCCCCTACGATAAGCATCTTGAACATCTCCTGCTTAATCTTGGGGATGGAGAGACGAGCAATCGCCCGATCCAATACGGCATCGGGGTTCACGTCCTGTGGGGGCTGACCCCACGGCCAACTCTCATTGTCCGTTGTCAAACCGTAGCCCGGTGGAGCAACAGAAAAAGGGTCCTTCGCTTCGATGCTTCCGGGCATCGGTCCTTCCATATCTATTTTCATGCTAACTCCGTCTTGCCAATTCCCAATGTGCGTTGCCCGGCGATTGTCGGCTGAACCATCTGGGTGGTCAGGAAATCACGTATCTGCTGGTTGCGGGCGTTCTGAAGCAGGTTACTCATCGCAGTCTGAATTTCTGGGCGACTATAGGGATTGTAGGTAGGTTGTGCTGCAGCCAGAGTAGGACTTACTGCGGGAGTTCCCCGGGTCAGTTCCTTGACTGTGCGGGGTCTAACTTCTGGGGCAGCAGCAAATACACCGTCCTTTGCAGAAGCCTGACCAAATGCCTGTGCGCCTTTCTTCACAAAACCAGCTACGTCAGAAATACTGGTTTCCTTGCCTTCTTTCTTTCCGGTCAGTCCTGAAATCAATTCGATGCCACCAAGAGCAACCGATGCAAATGTAAGTGCTTTGGAAAGGTTCATGCTATTACTCCGTCTTCTCTGCAGTTTGACCGCCATACCAGAGAGCAAGCCAGTTACCTATGCCCATAGCCAAATTATCTTTTTGTTGCTGATCATAAAGGGATTTGCTGTTCGCAAACTCCATAGCCATTATACCGATTTCGTGCTGTCTTTGCAAGGCAGATTCCGATTTCTGGAAGTTCCAAGCAGCATTGTCACGATACTTTTGCCACAAGTTATTCAGGGCATTTTGGCTAACCGCAAACTGGTTCTGGACATTGATACGGTTGGTTTCGTTTTGCAACGCCGTAGCAGCAGTATTGATCTGTCTGCGCCACTGCACGTTCGACTGGTCCACAGCAAACTGCATATTTGCGTTGAACTTCTCGCGGTTATCCCGCATAGAAGCGTTGAATTGACTCATGGCGTTTTGCTGACTGGTGGAGAACTGCTCCATAGCCGCAACACGGTTCGCATTGGCTGTCTCAACCTGTGAGGTAAGCTGCGAATAGAACTGCTCAACCTGCAACTCGTTCTTTGCGTTGAACTGTTGCCGGGCGTTCTCTTCTGCCGCATCCTTGAACATAGCCTGTGTCAGGGCGTTGTAGGACAAGGTGTTGGCCTGTTGCCGGGCATCCATGTTCTTTGTTTCGGTAGCCAACAGGACCTGTGCGTTCGTTACCGCACCCTGTAGCCGCGCAGACAAATTAGCCCTATCCATTGCAGCATACGTGGCGGCGTTGGCTAGGGCGGCTTGTTGTTCGTTATTCAAGTTTTGCAACTGGATTCGGGCGTAACTCTGGGCATCCGCAGCAGCAATCTGCACACCGGACTCCATCAC